AAGCTCCTCTACAACTTATTTTATTCTGTACTTAATATTGAATTTAATCTTTGGTCTTGGGTTCGTAACATGGCTAAATACGGTGACTTCTACCTCAAACTAGAAATTGCTGAAAAGTACGGTGTTTATAATGTAATTCCTTTCTCGGCTTATAATATTATCCGTGAAGAAGGTTTCAATCCACACAATCCTCAAGAGGTTAGATTTAAATATGATCCTAATGCAACTTTAGCATCATCTACAGGATATAGTTCTATCAAGAATACAGACACAGGTATTTGGTTTGATAACTTTGAGATGGCACACTTTAGATTGACAGGCGATGTTAACTACCTTCCTTATGGTAGATCATATTTAGAGCCTGCTCGTAAGTTATTTAAGCAGTATGTATTGATTGAAGATGCGATGTTGATACATCGTATTGTTAGGGCTCCTGAACGCCGTATATTCTATGTAAACGTAGGTGCAATTCCTCCAGGAGAAGTTGATAACTACATGCAGAGAATGATTCAGAAGATGAAGAAGACACCTCTTATGGATCCAAACACAGGCAATTATAACTTAAAATACAATCAACAAAACCTATTAGAAGACTTCTTTATCCCAGTACGTGGTAACGATACTTCTACAAAGATAGATACAGCAAAAGGTCTTGATTATAATGGTATTGAAGACGTTGCTTACTTCCGTGAGAAGCTATTTGCTGCTCTTAAAATACCTAAGGCTTTTATGGGCTATGAGAAAGACTTAACTGGTAAAGCAACACTTGCGGCTGAAGACATTCGTTTCGCTAGAACTATCGAGAGGCTTCAAAGAATTATTATTAGTGAATTAACAAAAGTCGCTTTAGTACATTTATATGCTCATGGATACACAAATGAATCAGCTGCTAACTTTACACTATCTCTTACTAACCCTTCAATTATCTACGATCAAGAAAGGATAGCACTCTTTAAAGAGAAGATTGATCTTGCTAAGCAAGCAATGGAAGGAAGTCTACTTCCAAGAGACTTTATCTATGATAAAATCTTCCACTTCTCTGAAGATCAATATGCTGAACTTGAAGATATGATTATTGAAGACAAGAAGAGAGAGTTTAGATACGCGCAAATACAAGAAGAAGGAAATGATCCTGCAGAATCAGGCCAAGCTTATGGTACACCTCACCAAATAGCTAGCTTGTATGGTGGAAAAGAAGACTCTGTCTTGAATGTACCTTATGGGTATGATGAGAAAAAGCCAGGTCGTCCTAAATCTGTAACCTCAATTATTGGTACAGACAACTCAAGATTCGGTCGTGATCCAATTGGTCAAGCTGCATACAATAAAGATGCTGAAACAGGTGAGAATGATATGGATGTGAATTACAAAGGAGGTAGCCCTCTAGCTCTTGAAAGTACAATGGCAGAACTATTGAGATATAAAGGTATGTTAGGTAATGTGTCTAAGAAGTTTGGGTCTAGAAAAACTAAGTTATTCGAGGAGTCAGATCTTCTAAGTGAGGACAATATAAAGGATGGTTTAGACTAGATATATAGATATTTATTAAAAGCGGACTCGTATAAAAAACTATGGCAATAAAACATTCAAAATATCGTAATACCGGTATTTTATTCGAATTATTAGTTAGACAAACAACGTCTGATTTAATAAACAATCAAGACTCTAAGGCAGTTAAGATCCTCAAAAGATACTTCACTAACACAGAGCTAGGAAAAGAATACAGCCTTTACAGCACATTTTCTGCTAGCCCTACACTATCTGAAGCTAAGGCAGAGATACTTATTTCTACTATTTTAGAGCAATATAAGAAGCTTGACTTCGAAAAGATAAACAAATTGAAGTATAATTTGATCAAAGAGATCAAGAATAACTACGATCTGGATAACTTCTTTAAGGCAAAAGTAGACAATTATAAGCCTTTTGCTTCCATTTATACTATATTCGAGTCCCAAAATGCTAAGTCTATTGACACAAAGCAAGTCCTTTTGAACAAAATTAACCTTCTAGAACATCTTACCGCTAAAGATATGACAGATTCTAAGGCTCCTAAGTCTTTGGTTGAGGAGTTTATGAAAGAAGACAAGGAAATTAGGCTATTGGCCTATAAAATACTTGTTGAGAAGTTCAATAACAAGTACAAAGACATGTCTGAAAGACAAAAAGAAGTGCTAAAAGAGTACATCACTAACGTTTCAGATACAAAGAACCTCAAAGAGTACTTGAATAGCCAATTAGAGACTATCAAAAACGAATTAACTACATTAAAAGAGTCTACAAAAGATCCGGTTGTTAAAATCAAGCTAGAAGAGGTACTTAAATTCATCAAACCGATTAAAGAAAACCAATCGATTAAAGATGAAGTGATTACAGGTATCCTCCAGTATTGTGATTTAATTGACGAGCTTAAAAAGGCTTAATAATGAAGAGCTTCAACAACCAATTTGCTACTCAGAAACTACGCCAAGAGACTAGTATGACTGGTACAGGAGCTACTTTTACTCCTGGGACTGGTGAACAAATGGCTACTAACAAGGCGTTCAAGAAAAAGACAAAGAAAGAAGTAAAAGATGTTGAACCAAAGCTAGCCGCTGGTAAAGCTAAGATATACATGAAAGATAAATGGGGTTGGAAAGATGCCCCATCTATACCTAACCGCCCATCAAAAGGTGGTTTTATCTACAAACAACTATTTGAAGAGCTAAGTGATGCTATTAGTGAGGCTAGTGTTCCTGAAAACATAGCTAAGTTTGCTAAAAGAAAAGGTGCAACTAGTATAGTTAACACTATAGCTAATTGGGCAGAGAAAGCTGGTAAAAAGATTGTTGGCGGTACTGCAATAGGAAAGAATTATAATACATTAGTTCTAGATCTAACTCACCAAGGTAGTGAAATCTATATCAATCTAGATACCGATACTATAGAAGTTAATGGTCAGCCAGTTAAAAGCTATGATGATTTTACTTCAGCTATACAATCACAAGATAAAAGTCTAAACGAGAGCTATTCTAAGTTCAAGACTGAGACTAAGACTAGAGGTAAGTCTGATCAATTCCATCAAGCAGTAAGAGAGGTTAGAAAGAAGGTTCAAGAGATCAACAGACTATTTGAATATGTGAGCCGCCTCAAATCAGAACTATCTGAAGGTGAAGGTGGTCTTAAATATAAAGTACATACAGAGAAAGCCCTTGCCAAAATCAAGGAGTTGGTTGCATCACTTAATCAAAACGTAAAAAAGTTTAAGTAATGGCAAAGTCAAAGAACGCCGGTGGTTCTGTAAAGATCAGTTTCGGCAAACGTAAAAAAGGTAGATCACAAAAGAGCTTCAACAAACATGATAGGTCAGAGAAAAACTATCGTGGACAAGGAAGATAAATATTTATTAGTATGACAACAATCGAATTATACCGTAAACATAAGGCTGGTGAAATCGGCCGTGACCGCTTCTTGTATGAAGTTCGCCGTGATAACAAACTTCCTTGGGTAACTAACACTACATCTTATGATGACGCGGTTAAGATCCTCAAGAACAAAGGGATCATCAGTGAAATGGACCAGAATGTAGCTACAGACAAGGCGGTTGATGTTGTAAACCCGTACTTCTTGAAAAGAGGAGTCAATAAGTTGTTGAGTAAAGAAGAAGAACTCACTAACGATTCATATATTAAGGCTCTAAACAAGGCTGCTAAGGCACTTCAAAAGAATCCTCATGCTTTCGATGACGAGATGTTCGCTAACAACGAAGACGTTAAGAAGGCAGATGAAAAGCTAGAGATGGAAGATGTTAAGAAAGGCAACTTGAATGATAAGAAGAACGAGATGAAGAAGGTTAAGGTTAAGTCTTTGAAAGAAGCCGCACTCGAAGAGCTTACTAATTCTCTTAAAAAAAAAGAGTCGATTAACGAAGACCACCACTGGTATCACACAGTAGGGTCAGAAGTACATACGCCAGAAGGTCCTGGTACAGTTAAAGAGATTGTTGGAGGAACACTCACAGTTGAATTGAAAGATGGTCAATTAAAAGACTATCAGATCAATACTATTGACCACCACACAAAGAAGGCTCAAGAAGAGGCTACTATGTATTTTAAAGATGAGCCTGCAGACCAAGATAAGTATCAAATTAAGAAAGACCTTTCAGGAAAGATTGTACAAGCTGTAAATTCAGATGGAGTAAAATTCAGTATGAATGATGAAGCTATTACTAAAGATACAAATACTAGAATTAAGATTGCTGGTTTTGAAGAGACTCAAGGAAAAGTAATGGCTAAGTATAATACTGGCATGTTCTTTACTTCTATTGATATTGATGGTCTAGAAAAGCCTAAAGATATGAGATTCTCTCATCCTTTTGGTGGTAGTACTGTTACTGAAAAGATTAAAGAGTACATGGACAAATTCAAAGGTGATAAAGAAAAGATGGGTAAGTTGAAAAAAGCTCTTCAAAAAATGAAAGAGGCTGTAAAGTTTCATGCCGGAGGAGAAGTTATCTTTACAAAAGATTCTGATGCAGCAGGATATGAAGCTGATTTAAAAAATGCTGGAGTAAAATACAGAAAAGAAAAAGTATCATAATGTCTAAACAACTCTTAATAGAATACAACGCTTTCCAACCCCTTCCTCAGTCATTGAATGAAGCTAAGCGTCTCGCTAACGGTAACATGGTTGTATCTGGTTTAGTTCAAGCATGTGATAAACCTAATGCTAACAGAAGAATTTATCCTTATCAAACTTTGTTTGAGCAAGTACAAAAATATGTAGCAGGTCCAATCGCTGAAAATAGAGCTTTAGGTGAACTTGATCACCCTGAATCATCAATTATCAACCTTAAGAACGTTAGTCACAATATCTTGAAGTTGTGGTGGGATGGTAAAGACTTATATGGTGATATCGAAGTACTTCCTACACCATCAGGCAACATTCTAAAAGAGCTTTTCAAGAATAATATTACTGTAGGTATTTCATCTAGAGCTATGGGTAGCACTACACCAATCGGTGAAGGTCTAGTTCAAGTAGAAGACGATCTAGAGTTGATTTGTTGGGACTTTGTATCTACACCATCTACTTACGGTGCATATATGAAACCTGTTGGAGGCTTAAGAGAGTCAAAAGACTATAATATTCCTACTGTAACAAACAAAGTACATGACCTTATTTCAGAGATCATATGTTCACAGTCAGGTGTTTGTTGCATTAAAAAGTAAAATATTTCTAAGTTTACATATTTTTAGACCAAAGTGTGATATTTATTGCATATGTGTCATTATCTAATATGACACTACTATAAAAAATCCTTATATTGCTTTCTATCTAATAAGCAATCCCGAAACACTTTATTGAAATGAGCAATCTTTACCAAGATGCTATTCTCGACGCTAAAGCGCTTCGTGCTTCTGCTATGGCCAATGCTAAAGCTGCCCTTGAAGAGGCTTTCGAACCAAAAATCCAAGAGATGATTCGTTTGAAGCTACAAGAGGAAGAAGAATTGGAAGAAGTAGAAGAGGTTGAAGAAGCTAAAGAAGTTGAGGAGACCATCGAAGAGAAGAAAGATGAAGTAGAAGAAGTAAAACATGACGAAATGAAAGAGGAATACTCTGAAGACGGAATGGAAGAAACCTACGACATCAACGAGGCTGAGCTAGAAGAGATTTTGGCCCAACTCGAAGAACTAAGTGCTCAAGAGGAAGTAAAGCATGATTCTGAACATGGAATGGAAGAAGCTAAACATGAAGACATGGAAGAAGCTGATCACAAAGACATGAAAGATGAGAGCTTGAATGAAGCTGACGAAATGGAAGAGGCAGAAGAAGAAGAGGAAGAAGAGGAAGAGGCTGAAGAAGCTGGCGAAGAAGCAGAAGAAGAAGTTGTTGATGATGAGACTAAGGTGATTGATATCACTCTAGGAGATCTAAAACAAGTACTTCAATCTGTAATGGCCGGTCAACAAGACCTTGGACTCGCTTCTGATGAAGCTGATGCAGATTCTGAAGCTGAAGCTGAAATTTCTCTTGACGAAATTCTTGCTGAGCTCGAAGCCGAAGGAATGGAAGATGCAGCGCATCGCGATCCAGGACATGAAGCAGGGCACAACAAACCAGTTTATCCAGAAATGGAAGAAGCTAAACATGAAGATGACGACAAAAAGAAAATGGAAGAAGAGCTTGAAGAAGCTAAATCAACCATCGAGAAAATGCGTCAAGATCTTCAAGAGGTTAATTTGCTTAACGCAAAGTACCTTTACATGAACAAATTGTTCAAATCTAAGTCTTTGACTGAATCACAAAAAGTAAAAGTTATTAATGCTCTTGACCGTGCTACAACTGTAAATGAAGTTAAGAACACTTATGACACTTTGAAAGAATCATTCGAAGCAAAAACACAACTTAAAGAATCAATCGGTTTCGCTTCACAAGCAGCAGGCGTAGCGCCAAAGACTCCAATCATCGAGCAAAACGACATGATGAGCAGATGGCAGAAACTTGCTGGTATTAAAAACATCTAATAAAATTTTAATTTAACAACAATGGCAAATTTAGTTCAATCTTTGTTGACTGAATCCGCAAACACAGCTTTCTCTGATCAACATGGTGTTGCTCAGCGTCTTGCTAAGAAGTGGGGAAAGTCTGGTCTTCTTGAAGGCCTACAAGATTACGACGCTAACAACATGGCGGTAATTCTTGAGAACCAAGCTAAGCAATTGGTTGTTGAATCTTCTCAAACTAACGGTGGTCTTAACACAGGCGGCGCAACCTTTACCCCAGGTACAGGTGAGCAGTGGGCTGGTGTAGCTCTACCATTGGTTCGTAAGATCTTCGGCCAAATCGCAGCAAAAGAGTTCGTTAGTGTTCAACCAATGAACCTTCCTGCAGGTCTAGTATTCTATTTGGATTTCCAATACGGTAATGGTAAGACTCCATTCGGTGCTGGTGATTCAGTATATGGTGCTCCATCTGCTAACTTCGGTAACCAAGCTTCTGGCGCTCTTTATGGTGCTGGTAAATTCGGTTACTCTTTGAACCAGTTCAGTGCATCTATCAGTGCATCTGCAGCTGGATTCGTTTCATCATCTGCTACATGGGCTGATGTTGATTTCAACAGTGACTACTCTGCTTCTGCAGCTGCTGGTACTATCACTAAGTTCTCAGTTCCTACTGCTTCTATCGATGCAGCTATCAACCAACTTGGTGTACGCGCTTTCATCATCACTTCTGCTTCTGTAATCACTGGTGGTGATAACATCCAACAAGCTACTGTGCTTTCTAGCTCAGCTGCTGGTGTATTCGTTAACTTCTTCGTTAACAAAGCTATCGCTTCAGGTTTGACTGGTGCTGGTAAGACTTATACAGTTTTCTACAACAAGCAAACTGACTTCAATAGCCGTGGTGATTTCGAAGACAGAACAGGTCTTCCATCTGTACCAAACGCTCTTTCAACTGCATCTATCGTTATCCCTGAGATCAACGTACAGATGAAGTCTCAGACAATCAGTGCTAAGACTCGTAAGTTGAAAGCTCAATGGACTCCAGAATTTGCACAAGACTTGAATGCATACCATTCTTTGGATGCTGAAGCTGAATTGACAGGTCTTCTTTCTGAGCACATCTCTCTTGAGATCGACTTGGAAATCCTTGACATGTTGATCCAGAACGCTCCAACCGTAGAATACTGGTCTGCACAAGTTGGTCAGCAAATCAATGCTACCCAAACTGGGTTCAATACTAACACTTCTGGCGTTTACTACACTCAAATGAGCTGGTTCCAGACTTTGGGTATCAAACTTCAGAAAGTTTCTAACATCATCCATCAGCGTACTCTACGTGGTGGTGCTAACTTCTTGGTTGTATCTCCAACCGTAGCTACTATTTTGGAATCTATTCCAGGATTTGCTGCTGACACAGACGGAGCTGCTGATACTATGAAGTATGCATTTGGTGTACAGAAAATCGGTCAGTTGAACAGCCGTTACAAGGTTTACAAAAACCCTTACATGCTTGAGAACGTGATCCTCCTCGGTTTCCGTGGTAATCAATTCCTTGAGTGTGGTGCTGTTTACTCTCCATATGTACCATTGATCATGACTCCATTGGTGTACGATCCAAATACCTTCACTCCAAGAAAAGGTATCATGACTCGTTACGCTATGACTATGGTTCGTCCTGAATACTATGGTCTAGTTCTTGTAGCTGACACTAACGTGATCTAATATAATAACTAGTCATATATAACAAAAGCCCAACCCCGTAAGGTTGGGTTTTTTATTTAGTATCGAGCAATATTTATTTGAAAGGTGTTTGAATATGGTTGATAAAAGTGCTAAGCGTAGACCCAAAAATGATATCAGGTTTCAAGTGCAGTTGAATGAAGAACAGAAAGAGGCTAAATTAGTTATATTATCAAATAAAATAACTGTCTTAAAAGGACAGGCAGGTTCTGGTAAATCTTTAGTTGCAGCCCAAGTTGCCTTAGATTTGTTGTTTAGGCGTGAAGTGAATAAGGTAATATTAACAAGACCAGCTGTTACATCAGGAGAAGACATAGGTTTTCTTCCTGGATCTAAAGATGATAAACTAGCACCTTATACAGCAGCTATATATGACAACATGTATAGACTGTATAATAGAGAAAAGATAGACAAAGAAATAGCTGAAGGTAATATTGAAGTAATTCCTTTGGCATTTATGAGAGGTAGGAATTTAAGTAATTGTTGTGTTGTAGTAGACGAAGGTCAAAATATAACACATAGACAAATGGAGTTGATGTTAGGTCGTATTTGTCAAGGATCTAAAATGATTATATGTGGAGATATAGCACAAATAGATCTTAAAGATAAAAAGACAAGCGGTTTTAATTTTATATGCACCAACTTTAAAGAAGTGCATGGTTTTGAAGTAGTCACTTTGAAGACTAATCATCGTGATCCTATAGTAGAACAAATTATAGAAATATATAAAGCACACGATTAATGGCATCAACAGCAACAACCCCAATATGGAACGGATCAGGAGGCGCAATATCAGGATCTACCCCATTTGGATTTTACGATAACGATCAAACATTTCAACTAGATGGTCCTAAAGTAGCTAACTACTGCGCTCGTAAGTTAGGCTTTCCTATCATGGAGGTCGAACTACAGTCAGGATCTTTTTATGCTTGTTTTGAAGAAGCAGTATCTGTTTATGCAGAAGAGCTTTATCAATCTAAGATTAAAGATAACTATTTAACTCTTGAGGGATCATCAACAGGATCTAATCTAAATAACACTGTAGTTGTACCTAATCTAAACTCTATTGTTACTGTAGCTGAAAACTACGGCACTCCTATTCAAGTAGGTGGCTATGTTAATCAATATAAAGCGCCACTATATTTAACTGGGTCTAAACAAACTTATGATCTACAAGATTGGGCTTTGTCTGGTAGCTTAATAACAGCAGGTGATAGACTTGTAGTTAATAGAATATACTATGAAGCACAGCCTGCAGTTAATCAATACTATGATCCATATATTGGAGGTAGCATCAACTATCAAGGTGCAACTGAGAACTTCGGTTGGGCGTCTTATTCACCAGGTTTAAACTTTGTTTTGTTCCCTATTTATTGGGACATTGCACGTATACAAGAGATTGAAATGTCGAACAACGTTCGTCGTTCAATGTATACATTTCAGATTACAAATAATAAACTAACTATATTTCCTTGGCCAGAAATTGATGGTATTGTAGTATGGATTGATTACGCTAAGCAAAGTGAACTAAAGAGTATAACAGGAAATAGTCCGTATGGTAACGATCAAAGTCTAGTAGCGAATCCTTCACAAGCACCTTATACAACTATCACATATTCTCAAATTAATCAACCAGGACGCCAATGGATCTATGAATATACATTAGCACTTGCTTCTGAACTATTAGGTTTAATCAGAGGTAAGTACACACAAATACCTGCTCCTGGTGCTGAAGTAACATTGAATGGAGCAGATTTGATTTCAAAAGGTCGTGATCAACAAACCGCTTTAAGAGAGAGACTAAGACAAGACTTCGATGATATGAGTCGTCGTGCTCAATTAGAGCGTAAGCAATCAGAAAATCAATCTATTTCAAGTACCTTGAACGAGGTACCAATGTTTATATATTTGGGATAATATGGCAATGTTTGGTTCAAGTAGGGATGTCGCAACATTCAAGATCTTCACTAAAGAGCTTGTAGAGGACATCGTGTCTCAAGAGATAGGATA